GTAAAAGCAATATATTCATTGATAAAATCGAAGGTTAAAAATTCGACATTTAATATTGGTGCAGATAATCACATGACAAACCTTGATGTTGCTATTGATCTTCTTAGTTCCTTTGGTAAAACTAAAGAAGAAGGTATACAGTTTGTTCCTAATCGTTGGGGTCAGGATGTAAGATACTCACTCGATACTACCAAGATTAAATTAACAACTGGATGGGAACCTGAATATAAGAAGGGAATACACAAGTGGTGGAATTGAATATCATGCAGCAGGACAAGCAGAAGATGATTTATGATCTTGTCACCGAGATCGTAAAATCAAGATCCGAGAATTGGGTTGCCGGTACTGATTGGGTTCAGTACTCTGGCTCTGTTTTGGACGAAAAAGAATATATTGCGGTAATAGATTGTTTGCTTGGCGGCTGGCTTGCTCTCGGAGAGAATGGGATTCGTTTTGAAAACAAGTTTCCTAAGCGTCTTGGAAAAGAACATGGATGTTTGACCAATAGTGGCTCTAGTGCAAATCTTCTCATGATTACTGCTCTGAGTTCCAAGAAATTGTGGGATCTGCCAAAGGGATCGAAGATAATTACTCCTGTTGCTGGATTTCCCACAACAATCAATCCAATCATTCAAAATGGATTCACACCAGTATTCATTGACATTGAATTGGATACTCTGAATCTAAACATTGAACAACTAGAAGCAGCAGCAAAAAATGGAGCAAGCGCACTGGTATTTGCCCATGTTTTGGGAAATCCTCCAAACATGGATGCTGTGATGGATATTGTTCATCGGTATAACCTTATTCTAGTAGAAGATTGTTGTGATGCTCTTGGAAGCACATACAAGGGACAAGCACTAGGTTCGTTTGGAGAAATGTCTACTTGTTCGTTCTATCCTGCCCACCATATAACAATGGGAGAGGGTGGTTTCATTGCAACCAAAACCAGAGAACAAGAAATGGTTCTCAAGAGTCTGCGAGAGTGGGGTCGTGGTTGCTATTGTTCCGGAAAGGCTGCTTCTTGCTTGAAAAATGGTATGTGCAAGAAGAGATTTAGTAATTGGTTGCCTTCTCTTCCAGATGAAGTCTTCGACCATAAGTATGTGTATGAGGAAATAGGATATAATTTGAAGCCTTTGGATTTACAGGCTGCTATGGGTCTTGTTCAACTGGAAAAGTTGGACAGTATTATTGAAACTAGAAAGCACAACTATCGAAGACTGCTTGAAATTTTCTCCAATTACGAAAGTAAGTTCATTCTTCCAAAAGCAACAGATGGGGCTGATCCTTCTTGGTTTGCCTTTCCAATCACGGTTAAGGCAGATGCTGGTTTCAAGAGAACAGAATTGACAATGTTCTTTGAGGACAACAAGATTCAGACTAGAAACTACTTTGGTGGAAACATTTTGTTGCAGCCGGGTTATGCACATTTGGCAACAGGAGATCCAATTAAAGATTTCCCGAATGCAACCAATGCAACAATAAACACTTTCTTTTTGGGGACTAGTCCAAGAATCACAGACCCGCAGATTGATTATATTGAAGAGACTCTCAACAAATTCATGAAAAGATGATTAAAAATAGAGAAATGAATTTGTAATGAATTTAGTTAAAATGTGTTGACTTTAGTGAATTTTTCTGTATAATAAAATCAAATGCCAAACGATAAAATCGAACTCGTTATATTGCGTAATCTGCTTTATAATGACGAATACACTCGGCGTGTCCTTCCATTTCTCAGGAGTGACTATTTTCATGACCCATGTGATCGTAGACTCTTTCAGAGCATCGAATCATTTATTCAGAAATATTCTTCCTCTCCAACAACAGAAGCATTAAACATCATTCTATCTGAACAAGATGGTGTTTCTCAGGGTGAGTACGATAACTGCTCTAAACTTATCGACACTCTGATGGTTTCTAAGGATGTTACTAATGAAATAGATTGGCTTATAGATCAGACTGAGAAGTTCTGTAAGGACAAAGCGGTCTATAATGCTTTGATGGAGTCTATTCAATTATTGGACGAGAAGAAGTCCAAGGGGAAATCACGAAATGCTATTCCTGAGATTCTAACTGAGGCACTCAGTGTATCTTTTGATGCTAGTATTGGTCACGACTTCGTAGAAGATGCTGATAAACGATTTGAGTTTTATCATAGAGTTGAGCAAAAGACTCCATTTGATCTTGAATTCCTCAACAAAATCACCAATGGTGGTGTCCCAAACAAAACTCTTAATGTCATATTGGCGGGAACGGGTGTGGGTAAGAGTCTATTCATGTGTCACCATGCGGCCAACTGCCTGACAATAAATAAGAATGTATTGTACATTACCTGTGAAATGGCAGAGGAGCGTATTGCAGAGCGCATTGATGCCAACCTGATGGATATTCCTGTGGATGAACTCAAGAAACTACCAAAAGATATTTATGACCGTAAGTTGTCCAAGGTCACTTCTGGTATGACGGGCAAGTTGATCATTAAAGAATATCCAACTGCTACAGCAAATGTAGATCATTTCCGTCACCTTTTAAACGAGTTGAAACTCAAGAAGAACTTTCTTCCCGATGTCTTGTTTATTGATTACTTGAACATTTGTGCTTCAAGTCGGTTCAAAGCGGGAGCAAATGTTAACTCATATACTTATATTAAAGCAATCGCAGAGGAATTACGGGGACTTGCGGTTGAATTCGGTTTCCCAATATTTACCGCAACACAAACGAATAGATCGGGATTTTCGAATACTGATGTGGAACTAACTGATACATCGGAGTCATTCGGGCTACCAGCAACAGCAGATTTGATGTTTGCTATTATTGCAACCGAGCAACTTGATGAGTCAGGCCAAATCATGGTTAAACAACTGAAGAACAGATATAATGATCCAACTCTTCACAGAAGATTCATTTTAGGTATTGACAGATCCAAGATGAAACTGTATGATGTACAAGAAGATGACCAAGTGTTGTTTGAGCAAATAGGAAAGGAAAAGGAATCTGTCGATGACGAGGAAGACATGAGTAAGTTCAAAATCAAGAAGCCCAGATCTTTGTCAGGTTGGGGAGAGTAAAAATGCCCTACAGAATTCATATTGATATTCCGATTGAATCAATTAGCGTTGACGATGCTCAGATTGAAGCAAAGGACATTCTCGCAAAGTTAGGAATTCTGATTGCAGATAATCCTCAATTGATAGGATCTGACTTGGAAATCAATTACAGACTTGGACACGATGATGATCGACAGCGTTCGAACTATCTTGACATGGATAAGATGGGTCATTGCACCCACAAGAAAAACCGTGTCAAATTCGCAAATGGATAATGGAGAATGTCCATCTTGCCCTAAATGTGGCTGTGCAACAATTCGTTCACGGCAGGATCTTTCTTTCGAAATTAGTGGTGGAGAAATTAGAACAGAACCCTTAGTTAGTGCCACAATTGTCATGAATGTTCCGATCTTTCAATGCATAAATCCTAGTTGTAGGAACGGAATGTATGGAGAAGAAGCAGAAAAAATCATGGAGCCTATAAAGAAAGTATTGACAAAACACGCAGTAGTTAAAAGTTAAAATTTGTGCCGTGGGAGGTCAGCATCTCAGGTCGGCTTATACCCGAGCAACACAAGGGCAGCACTTGTACGGCATATTAAGATAGTTTATTCCTCCACTTTGGAGAACAAAACAACAGAATAAATAATTGACTAACCCAAAGGAATAGGGAATGCTGTCATTTGCACGATACAATCATGAGATAATCAAAGAAGAGACCGCTAGAAACAAGCATCTAGATCACATTGAAGATTTGATGATCCTTTATGGACAAAAGGGATTAGACAACTCAATAGCATTCCTCAAGGATATAATCGAAAGCCTAAAAACTGGGAATACTAGTTTGGGAGTTTCCACCAAATGGGATGGGAAGCCTGCGATCATTTGCGGCGAAAACCCCGATAATGGTAAATTCTTCGTATCGACGAAGTCCGTTTTCGGTGCCAAAGAACAAAAAGCATATCATACGGAGGCCGAACTCAGAAAATCCGGCTTGCCGTCTGATTTGATTGATAAGATGGCAATGTGTTTGAAAATGCTCACTAAGGTTGGTATTGGCAAGAGAATTTTGCAAGGCGATTTGATGTTTACTGCTGATATGAAAAAGGCAGTAAATATCGATGGTAAGCCACATATAGCATTTCAACCAAACACAATCATGTACGCTGTACCGAAGAATAGTGATATTGGATCGGCAATCTCTTCGGCAAAATTAGGAATTGCATTTCATACCGAATATAAGGGAGACAGTCTGAAGTCTATTCAGGCAGTATCTTATAATTTCAATTCCAAGGTTTTAAAACAAACGAGTGATGTTTGGGTAACAGATCCAAACATCTACGATCTCTCTCCTGCCCTTATGAAGGGCGGCGAATCAGAGATGTCAATCAGGATGCTCAAGGAATGCGAAGCCCTAGCATCTAAAGTAAGACCGTTCCTCAAGACTCTAATTGCACAGAAAGAGATAGCAGAAAATTATTTGTTGCCTTATGTCAATAGTACAATCAATGGTGGAATGAGCAATTTTAATGCATCTAGTCTCAAACTAAACATCCAAGGTAAGTTTGAAAAGGACATAAATAAACTAAAAACTGACAAAGCCAAGCAAGCAAAAACTGAGTTGATGCAAAAGCAATTAGATTTCGTTGATGCATATTCAAAGCAGATTGATCAAATGTTTGAACTTCATAATAAAATCGCCAATATCAAAGAAATTCTTTTGCGTAAACTGTATGCCATTTCAACACTAGGTCATTTCTTCATGGACGAAAATGGAATTCGCCCGACAAATCCTGAAGGTATTGTCATCTATCGATCAGGATCGGTGATTAAACTAGTTAATCGTTTAGAATTTAGTAAACAAAACCGAATGGTGAATCAGAGGTAAAATGTTTAACTTCTCAGACCACAATACTCAGATTAATGAAGCAAAAAAAGATAGTGTAGTTTTTGCATTCGGTAGAATGAACCCACCAACTATCGGTCATAAGGTAGTTGTGGATAAAGTTCTAAGTGAAGCCGCAGCAAAGGGAGCAGATCATTTTATCTTTGTGTCTAAAACTCAGGACACCAAAAAAAATCCACTCAGTCAAAAGTCAAAGATCGACTATCTGAAGAAGTTGTTTCCAAAAGTTAAGTTTCCATTGGGAAAATCGACAAATCCATTTGACACAGTTTTATATCTTTGCGAACTAGGATACAAAAACATCTATGTGGTCACAGGAAGTGATCATGTTACAGAATATAACCGTATTAAAGAGTACAAGGGAAAAGTGGCAACAAACGACCCCAAAAAGAGGTCGTACTCATTCGATAATCTTGAGGTCATAGTTGCAGGCAAGGCAAGAGTTAAAGTTACTCTTGATATGATAGATGATATGCTAAAGAAGGGTCAAGATGTTGATCCTATGTACATGTCGGCATCTCTTATGCGTGAAGCGGCATTTAAGGATCGATTTGATATATTCTCAATCGGCATTCCTGGAAATAAAACTCTTGCCAAGAGTTTGTGGAAAGATGTTCGTAAAGGGATGAGTTTGAAAGAAGATTTAGATCTTTTAGATGAGGCCACTAAAAAAGAGGATGTGACAATTATAGCCCTCACTTCATCAGAAAAAGATCTGAGTGATACTATAGAAAAAACTGAAGCGATATGCAAAAGACGTAAGATAGAATTCTATCCCATAAAAACAAGCAAGGCACAGGTAGAAATATCAAATGTCTCTTCGAAGAAAATTACTATAAAGAACTACGATGGAGAGGGAAAAGATGTAACCATTGTTCCAGAGAACACAGTTGCAATCGTTCGTGGTGGTGTAATGAACACCGAAATTGGTGTAGCCATAATGACGATTCTACAGAACAACGGTGTGTTCATGGTAAACGAAAGAGCGGGTATGGAACTGTGCGCCAATAAGTTGGAAACAGCCATCGCACTCAAGAAACATGGTTTACCTCACCCACGCACGGCTTTCGTCGCAAATGAAGAGAATATCGAATCGGCTGTCAAGGAAGTCGGCGGTAAGTTTCCGATCATCTGTAAGACCCTTACAGGCGCAGAAGGAATCGGTGTGTCCAAAATTGAGAGTATGGAAAGTCTCAAGTCTGTGCTACAGACATTATGGAAGTATGGTGCAGAGATCATCATTCAAGAGTTTCTTCCTGAATTCAAGAATGATGTTCGTAGCATAGTACTCAATGGGAAGATATTTGCATGTGCCAAAAGAGACAAAGCACCTAAAGACTTCCGAACCAATATTGCCCGTGGCTCTAAGGGCGGATCACATCAATTGTCTGAAGAAGAGATTAAACTAGTTGAGCAAGCCGCACGGGTCAGTAAATGTTTCTATGTTGGTATAGACCATGTTATCAATGATGGTAAGCCATACATCATTGAAATGAACGCAAGTCCAGGTAGTGGAAATATCTATTATCGTTACTATGAGGATGGCGAAGGTAAAGATAATGTTAAAGGTGAAGAACTTGTAGAAGACTTTGTTGAATATATTCTCAACAAGGCACATTGGAAACTATTTTCGAATCTTGCTGTTCGTGAGAATGTTAAGGTCGATGGCAATGAATATACCGCAAAGATCGATACTGGAAATAGCGGTTACAATATGATTCATGCCGACAACATAAAAGACAATGGTGACCACACCGTTTCATTTAAGTTAGCAGACGGTAAGAAGATTACGAAGAAAATTGTCAGCAGAATCAAAGTTAAGAGTGGCATCGGGGAGAAAGAAAGAATTGTGGTTTTCATGGACATTGAGTTCCATGGTAAGAGATATCCGAACATCAAATTCAGCCTTGGTGACAGAAACCATATGTCAACCAAGGTTCTTCTTGGACTGAGATTCCTTGAGAAGACTGGTTATGTTGTTGATCCGGCAAACGCAATATATCCACAACCAGATGTCAAGAAAAAAACATCAGGTGAAGAGGAAGAAGAAGAGGAACTGTCTGAGAGTATCATTCCTAAAGGCAAAGCAAATATTGCGGGTGCCTTATTTAAATTGATGACCACCAAAAAAATGGTTGGGAAAATATTTGAACTGTCCAAACTGTGGAAATCCAACTCAGTTGAGTTCAAGAAAAAACTACAGGATCTTGAGACAGAAATAGTGATT